GCGCAAATCTTTGGTGAAGTAGAGCTTCGCTGCTGCAATGCTTCCGGGCGTAGAGTTGAGTTTGCGATCGGCAATTCGAGCAATGGCGCGAATGCGAACTTTGCGAGCTGCTTTCATGGCAACACGAATGTGTCGAATATCTTGAAAATCCCCACCTGGCGCATCCAACGTGCGACCCGTGGTCCAATACTGACCAGGGTAATCTGGGTAAGACATAGGCACCGCTAGACGATTTTGCTCTAACGTTTTCAGCGTGGCCAAATCCAACACAACGCCATTCTTGTCTTGCATCAGTTCGGTATCACCGAGAACGCTGCCCGTTTGGACTCGTGCTGGAGAGTCTGCAATCGAGACTTCTTTATTGGATAGGCGGCCTGCATACTTGCCGAGTGTATCGCCACCTTTATGCACATTAGGTACTACCGAGATGTATTCACTTGCCACGTCTTTTGGGATGGCTACCGTGTCAATCAACCACTGCGCCCAATCTTGGCCTTCTGCACCATTGTTAATGGCTGGAAGCTGACAAAGGACACCCACTTCACGTCCTAGCGAGTTTTTTAGCTCATGGCGCAGTGCCACCGCTTGCTCTAAAAACTGTTTGTTCTCTGCATTAAAGCCGAGTACGACGAATTCAAAGCTGGACACTTCATTGGCTTTTTTAGCGGCACCTTCCCATGAATCATCGGCATCGATGATCATCACGCCAGCCGTCCAACCTTGTTTGCCATTGAGCTGAGCTGCTTTGATGATTGCCAAGCCCTGCTCACTGGCATCACTAAGGACCGTGTCGAGTTCTGAAGTGGAATCAACCATGATGAGGTTGCGAACATCCCCTGCAACCGTACCGCGAACGACAAAGAGGAAGTGATTCTCAATGTCAGCGATAGGGCCGTTCATCAGGTTCATTATTTTGATAATAACGCTAGGCCATGCCATGTTATTTGCTCCTGTTGCGCTTGAGTTCTCGCTTGACCATGATTGCCAGTCTTCTTTGGCTAATCCCTATCAGGCGTCGTTCTGGTCTTCCTACTTCCCAATCTCGTGCTGGCGTTTTGCTTTCCAGTTCTTGAATGGTTTTTGCCGCTTCACCAACCGTCATGTTTTCTCGAATCCATGCAAAGGTTGGTTTCTTGCCTCTTTTCTGTCTGCCTTGAGGATGAAGGCGAAAATCTAGATCACGCAGAGCACGTGCCTGTTCGCGGGTCGCTGGGTCGGTGCTTTTCGGTTCACCTTGCTTCTTTGCCTGTCGCTTTCGTGCCGACAATCCGCTTTTTTGTGCGATGCCATGATGATGTTCATAGGCCACTCGACCACGAGCACTAGGCCAACCCACGATTAATGTTCGATTGTTGTTTCTTTGGTAATGCTTGAGCTTGCGAGTGAAGCCTTTAAGCATTTTCTTGCGTCCTTTCTGGCGTTGTTTCCACGCCTTTCCTTCTGGGTCCCGTTGGGCTCGAATGTTCTTTCTGGTTATCTTGACGATTTGAGGGCCAATTCGTTTAAGCAGCTTTTGACGCGCTTTTCTGTCTAGCCCTAAAAGCTTGAGCTGCTCTTTGACTCGAAGCAGACTGCGCTTTTCATAGTCAATCTCTAACATCGGTCACCACGTCACGAAGGTTTTCCGCCACCCAGATTTCATACTCAGCAATCTTCCACTTGTGTCCACGCCAAACGATGTCGCCTTCTGGGTCTTTGACCAACTTGATAGGCTCTTCAAACACCACTTGAATCAATACTTCGGCACTGCTTTCGTCTTCCAAAACTACATCAATGTCTGGGTCTCGCAGCTCTCCAAGTGTGTCTTCCCTATCAGGGTCGTTATCCATCAACCAGGCGGCGACATTGGCAAAGAGCACAGCAGGGTCAAACTTTTTAAAAGGCAGACGCTCAATCAAAAATTCTGCGACATAGCGTTGCTGAACAATATCGATACCATTACCTTGATTGCGAGGCGTCAGCATGAGCTCAATGCCGCCCATTTCCGCGTCCATACGTTTGGCAATTTGCTCGCTAACACAACTTGCGATATGGGCTCTTAATGCCTTCATTTTGTAGCCAACTCGGTACGTCATATCAGCTCCACTGTAGAACGACCTTTTCCGTACATATTGCGGATGATGCGTTCACTCTCTGCCAGTAGTTCGTTCTTCACTTCTTGGGCACGCTCGGCCAGGTGCTCCCCTTCTTTTTTCTGACTGACGGTAGAGAAGTCAGGAAGAAGATCCGCTTTTGCTCGGGCGAACACAGCACTCTGGTATTGAATAACGATGCGGTTTTTGCCATGCACTTTCGGGAATACTTCGATGGCTTCCGCTTTCTCGATACCTTGTTCTAACTGGCGCTGCTTGAACGCCTCCAACTGCTGATTAACCGAGGCTATCGCATTGACCAATGCATGAACGATTCGCTCATCGTCTTGCGCTGCTGGCGTACCGCGAAGACGCTCAAAATCCCCGGCTTCAATGTCAGGCCAAAAACCATCGTTTCCGATGTTCGTGGTTTGATAGTCGTTATCATCAGCTGTAAACATAAGTACCTGGTTTGAATAAGTGCGCCTCTAGCCACTGAGTCGACGGCATAGAAATGAACTCTCTGAGTTATTTCAGCCTCGTCAGCCGAGGCGCGGCGGCGTAGGAGTATTTAAAGATTGTTGCCCGATTCCAGCGCTCGAATGCGTTGGTCGATGTTGTCGACCATGGTTCCAACACCAATCGCGACGTATTGCTCGTGCGCTTCAGTAAGTAGATCTCTTGCCTTCTTCAAGGTTTCGATATCACCTATCGAGGCCGCATGTGGCTTACCTTTGTCATTCCGAAGCAAATGCAAACCAGCAAACTTGAACCATTTTGCGGTCAACTTTTCGTTGATACTCCACTCACTGCGAACCTTCTCAAATACTTGAGAAAAGTACGGTTCAATAGCGTGACCTTTCTCAGCCATGCGATCGGCCCAAGCAAGAACTTCATCTGCACAGAAAGTCGCAAAATCTCGCTTAAATCGTTCAGGAGTATCAAGGCCGCGTTCGATGGCGATATCACACCACTTAATCGCGGTATCAAGATCTTCAATATCGAACAGCCAAATCACCATTTGAGCAAACAGTGGGTTATCGAATTGCTCATCCCCTGCTAGATACTCTTCTACCGCTTCACGATATTTAGGGACAAGGACTTCACGTTTGTACTCGACTTTTTCATCTGTTCGGTTGAAGTTTTTCAGTATCTTCAAGTCAGTGTCTAGCTCGGCCAGTAACAGATGCAGACTATTAGGGTTAGCAACAACATTGCTACGTTCATGCTGCTGTAGCTCCTTTTCGATGATTTGCTGACGCGCTCTCGCTAATGGGCTTGCCATACATTACCCCTGTGCAGGTTCAACAACTTCTACGGCTTCGATGGCTGCGAACTTGCCAAAGTTACCTACGGCGTAACCTTCCATACGAATATGGTTAGATTCAAAGCGTAGTCGGTCTGTGTTGTTCTCTTGCTTACGCCATTGAGTACCTGTCTGCGTTAAGATTTGCAGGTTCTTCAAATTAGTTACCCAAATCGCATTTGCAGGGAAAAACGGCGGCGTATATGCCTTTTTACCAGCTATCGTCTTAGCAAGAGATTGAGCGGCTTTATGTTCAGTCGGAGTATCTGCCGATTCCAATAAGCGATGCTGCTCAGCGGCCACCAAGTTTGAACCAACAATCACCACAAGATCATCGTCTTGGCGATATTGCTCCGCAATGGTGGTATTGATTAGGTCTTGAACTAGCGAATCAAGGTTTTTGTATGAACCCACCGTTTGACCAGATGGGTCTAACTTAGCGGCAGGGATTACTTGAGCAGCTTTCTTCTCTTTAACGATTTTCAGCCAGCCTTTGTTAACGTCTTGACCCAGTGGGTTATTAGCAGGGTCTGTGACAGGCGCAACACTCGTACCGTTAAAGCCAATACGCAGCATGTCTAGCGCAAAACGTTTCGCGATAGAGTTTTTCATCAGATTAAGCCATTGGCCTTTGCTGCCAGAGTTAATCCATTGAGTCATAAGCTCCCAAGGGATGTGACAACCTGAGTCAGTTTTCACTAGCTCGTAGGTATTGCCTTCTTGGTCAATATCAACACTGAATCGCCCCTCAGCACGACCGGTAGCGAGACCATCTAAGCCAACATCAATGACCTGACCTTTAATTTGTTCCACAAAGCCCGTATGAATCATGCCAAGGAAAGCATGTGAATGTTTCATCGCTTCACGCAGTTTCGTTTCCATAACTGGCGTGATGCTAAACATCTTAGAACCAACAGCAGCACCGGCAGCTTCAACAGTTACGTCACAGAACTCTTGTATACATTGGGTAGATACGGCATTTAACATTAATACATGTCCTTAGCATTGAATTTGTTTTCATCATCGCCGCCATTGCCTTCTTCACCAGGCTTTTGGCCGGGCTTTTCTTGCTTTAGCTCTGCGAGCTGGGTTTCAAGGTCATTGACCTTTTCCATTACCGGCGCAATTTGTTTTTGCAGTTCATCACTAAACTGTTGCACTGAAAATTGCTCGGGCTTTTCTTCAGGCTCTTGCGGTGGCTGCTCAGCATTCAGATTGAACTCTTGTTTTAGTTCATCTTTCAGCTCACTTTTCATGAAGCCGAATTGCTTTTTAAGCGCGGCATTTAACTGTTCTTCAGTCACGTCTTCTTCCTCTGGTTCAGGGACAGGTGTTGACTCTGGCTCGTTGTCACCAGAATTGAAAAAGGCACTACACATAGCGAAGAAGCGATCAGTCCTTGAGTAACACTCATCTAGGTTGAGTTCTTCTAACTGGCTACATTGCAGCTCTGTGGTTTCACCTTCTTGGCGAGAGAATTTAAGAATTGAAGTGCCAGACGATGCAGGGGAATCGGTCACGGCTATGCCCATGAGATAGCACTTTCCTTGCCCTTTATAATCTGGATTAGGTTCAATGGAGGTAAACAGCTTTTGCTCTAACTTGTTTGCTTCAAGTAAATATTGGTTTGGTTCAAGCTTGGCGAATAAGCGCATTTTCCCATCCACTTCTTCAGCTTTCACTTCAACCACTTTTCCCCAGTTACTTCCGTAACCACCAAAGCGTTTATGTTCAGGCCAGATTAAAGCGGTGTATTCAGTCATGGCATAGCTTTCGGCAATCTGAGTAAGCCACTCACGGGTGATCTTACGACCATCAACCGTTGGCCCTTCTGTCGCTACTATTTTCCAATCACTGGCTTTTGCCATTTGCGTTTTGTACCTAGTAAAAATTTGTCAGTTAGGTGTTTCTGGACTCAAACAATACGCTGTACCGTCCTAAATAAGGTTGACACATTTCCAACATGAAATTGGAGAGTGTCATGAAAT